GCAGACCCTGTTGTCACTACAAACTTTGCAACACCGCAACCTCCGCCGCCACCCATTACTACCGGAGAGCGCGGCACACCGCCGCAAGAAATGGCCCGAAGAGCCGCGGAAGCTGAAGCAGAAAGAATTAGAGTAGCGCAATTGGCGGAACAACAACGAATACAAGCCGAGCAAGCGGCAGCCGCGGAAGCCCAGCGTGCCGCAGCGGTTGCTGAACAAGACCGGTTAGCGGCAGAACAGTTGGCGGCAGAACAATTGGCCGAAGAACAAGCTAGACAGCAACAACAAGAGCAGATTGCTTTACAACAAATGCAGCAGCAACAACTGGCGGAACAAGAAGCCGCTCAGTTAGCGGCGCAACAAAACATAGATTCGCAGGTTTCTGCGGCGGAACAACTAGCAAATCAGCAAGCCGCGGACCGTGCGGCAAACGAAGCCGCTATTTTAGCAACTCCGGACCCTACGCCCGTGTTCCAGCCGCCAGCACCGAGCACGGTAGATCGTGGCAGTTACGGAGTACCCCCAGAAGAAGGGACTCAGGTAGTCGATCCTAACGCGCCTAATTTCTTGGTAGCGGACATGATTGACGACTACACTAGCGGATACAGTTCTTCGCAAAACTTGAAAATTAAACCGACGGTTTATCCTTATCAGGAAGGGGCGGGAGGCGCAGACGTTTACACGGCTTCTGTGTTCCAGCCGATGCCTAAGTTAGATTTTGGATCGAGCACTTCTGAGGAAGGTGAGGGGGACGATTCCCAGGCTTCCGGTGGCGGCCCTGAAATAAACTGGGACATTGGTTCTCAAGGGGGTCGGACAAACGGGTCGTATGTTACCCTGCCTACCGGTCAGAGAATTTGGGTACCTGATTATGCAACTTCTGCGGCAAACACCCAGAACGCAGAGTCTGCGGTGGGTGAATTTGGGCTAACGGAAAACCAACGATACCAATGTCCTGCGAATTACAACCTAGCTTTTGAGGGCGGTAAACCTTATTGTGCCAGAATTGATAAGTCTCAGTGGCCCTCGGGCGGTAGAGAACGCGCTATGGTAAGTAATCTTCCTTCGCGGACCGAGGTACAAGTTGTTGAAACTAATCTACCGGGGACAGAAACTCACGAATACGCGCAGGGCGGCCCTGTCCAAAACTTCAATTATGGCGGGTTTGTAAATAGGTCGTCGCTTCAACAACAACGGCAGCAAGCGCCCCGGGGACCTTTTGGACAACCGGCGTTCCAGAGGTTCGGGCAGTATCAACAACCTCAACAGCAACTAATGCCTCAACATCGACCTCAACAACCTCAATTTATGCCGCAACCTCATCAACTTCAGCCTGGTCATCAAGGGCATATGACTGTTGGTCGTCCCATGCCACCTCCGCCACAGTTGAAATTAGGCAACCTCACACCCACGCCCGGCGGCCCGCTGGATACGCAACCGGGATTTCTAGGAGGCGGCGACGATAGGTTTATGCCCATGGTGTCTAGTGCAGATATGGGTCTAAATGGACGGCCCTCTGTAGACAACACCGGCAAGTTCATGGACAACGTAACCGGGGAGATTGTAGATCGAAGGGCTGGACCCGACACTTTTACAGCCGGGTTTCAGGGCGGTCAAATGGGACCCCCCCAACAAATAGGGCAGGTAGCCGAACCCAACACGCAACAACTGGCTAGTCAGTTACAGAACGTGACACAGCAGGTTAACCAGTTAAGCTCACACTTGGGCGTAAGTGGAGGGGGTATGACGCAAGGCCCGTCTCAACAGTATATGGGAAGTGGCGGTTCTCAAGGTTATCCACAGGCTGTTATGCAAGGCGGCATCGGCAATCTTTTGGGTAATTTGCGGCCGGGACCGCCTCCTCCTCAAGTAAAAGCAACGGGTCCAGCACGTCCTCCTATGTTTCAACATTTTAGGTAAATAATTATGGCAAATGGTGATAGACCCCCAGTTTCGTTGATGGACCGTGAAGGCGGTATGCTGTCCGAGGAAGACGTTGAAGCAGTAGAAATAGAAGCATTACCTAATGAAATGGCACGTATTACCGACGTAGAAGGTATAGAAATAATCCAAGAAGACGACGGCGGCGTTACGTTAGACTTTGATCCGTTCACGAATCGAGAACGCGAAGACGATTTTTACGATAACTTAGCCGAGTTTGTGCCCGATAGCGTGCTACAACGGGTTTCTAACGATCTTTTAGAGCAATACCACTCCAACAAAGCGTCAAGGCAGGATTGGGAAGATGCGTATTCCAAGGGTCTTGAACTGTTGGGTTTTAGTTACGAAGAAAGAACAGAGCCTTTTAGGGGCGCAACAGGGGTCACTCACCCTCTTTTAGCCGAAGCAGCCGTGCAGTTTCAAGCACAAGCTTTTAACGAGTTGCTGCCTTCTCAAGGACCTGTACGAACCGCAGTTATGGGCGCACAGACTAAAGAAAAAACAGAACAGGCGTCTCGTGTTAGAGATTTTATGAACTACTACATTACTACCGTAATGCAGGAGTACACCCCTGAAGTTGATCAAATGTTGTTTTATTTACCGTTGGCGGGTTCTACTTTTAAGAAAGTTTACTTTGACGACGCATTAGGCCGCCCTGTTTGCAAGTTCATACCGGCAGAACATCTGATAGTCCCTTACGAAAGCAACGATTTAGAAACTTGTCCTAATATTACTCACGTTGTCCGCATGTCGTTAAACGATTTGCGTAAGCAACAAGTCAGTGGTTTTTATCGAGACATAAAAGTTCTTCCGTCTCAGTCAGAAAGCACAGGTTTGTCCAGTGAAATTGATTATATTGACGGTGAAACAGCTTCTGGCGTTGATTACGATTGCACTTTGCTCGAATGTCATGTGGATTTAGACCTTGAGGGGTACGAAGAGGTTGACGAAGATGGCGAGGAAACCGGTATTAAGGTGCCTTATCTCGTTACTATTAGTGAAGATAACGGAAAAGTGCTGTCTATTCGTCGAAATTACCTTGAAGAAGACCCTTTAAAGGTAAAAATACAATATTTTGTTCATTATAAGTTCCTTCCCGGGTTTGGTTTTTATGGTATGGGCTTAATTCACACGATTGGCGGCCTCTCTAGGACTGCAACTGCGGCGTTAAGACAATTAATTGATGCCGGAACGCTTTCTAACCTTCCCGCGGGATTCAAAGCTCGTGGATTACGCATTAGAGACGATGATGACCCGTTACAACCGGGTGAGTTTAGAGACGTGGATGCCCCCGGAGGGGTTATACGGGATAGTTTGATGCCGTTGCCTTTTAAAGGCCCGGATCAGACGTTGTTTCAACTGTTAGGATTTGTAGTAGAGGCTGCACAACGTTTTGCCACGATTACAGACATGAAAGTAGGGGATGGCAACCAATCAGCGGCGGTAGGAACTACTATAGCCATGATTGAACAGGGTGCCCGAGTAATGAGTGCGATCCATAAACGCCTACATTACGCCATGAAAATAGAATTTAAGATACTAGCGCGAGTTATGGGAGAAAGTTTACCGCCTGTTTACCCCTACGAGCTTCCAGGGGTTGATCAATCGGTAAAAGCGACTGATTTTGACGATAGGGTTGATGTATTGCCCGTATCCGACCCGAATATTTTCTCGCAGAGTCAACGTATTGCTTTAGCACAAACCGAATTACAAATGGCGATGCAAGCCCCTGAAATACACAATATACCGGAGGTTTACCGGCGAGTTTATGATGCATTAGGCGTTAAAAACGTTGATCAAATACTTCGAGCGGACACCCCCGATGAAATAATTCCAAAAGATCCTGCTAGAGAAAACATGGATACTTTGGAAAACGTACCTTTACAGGCTTTTAAAGGTCAAGACCACATGGCGCATGTTCAAGCCCACTTGATCTTTGCTACTGGGGGAACGGCAGCGGCGATGCCTCAAGTTGGATTATCTATCCAAAAGCACATTTTAAATCATGTGCAGATAATGGCGGAAGAACAAGCGGAGCAAGCTTTTGCCCAGCAAAACCCCAACGTTGCATTACAAAACCAAGAAACAAACCAGCCTTTCCAGTCAATGGTAGCGCAATTTATAGCGCAAACGATGCAACAAGTAGTTCAAATGGGTCAACAGCTGCAACAGGCAGGGCAGCCGCAAGAACCACAAGGGCCCGATCCGTTGATTGCTTTGAAAGAACAAGAATTGCAATTAAAAGCTCAACAAGAACAAAACGACGTTTCTCGCGAGCAACAGGAGATAGAACTAGAAAGGCAGAAACTCGCGCAGCGTGAATCTAATTTCCAGCAACGGTTACAAAGCCAAGAGGGGCAAACCGAGGCTAGAATACAAGCCGGTATAGAAAGAGAACGAATGAAACAACGAGGTAATTGATGAGAACTGTAAAATTTAATGGTAGCCCACCACCCGAGCCGCCAAAGCCTACAAAAAAAGCTGAGATAAAGGGGCAAGGAAGCATTCCGTATGCCCAAGCCAAGGAAGAAAAAACCCCTAACACGGAGTTTGCTAAGATTACTCATGGTAAAAAACGTGGAATGGGCGCAGCTTTACGTGGTGGACGCTTTACTATTGCTTAAAAACTGCGATAATATCAGAGTTGCTCAGACAGTAAACGATAGGTAAATAGTTGGACGATCTGGATGTTGTGCAGTTTGTACAAAAAACGTTAAAGGGTCGCAAAACCCAAATTCAACAACTCATGGTTGATGGCGGGATTAAAGATATGGAACATTACAGAGAATGCATGGGTGAGATCAGGGCGTGTGATTACACTTTGGTTGAACTCTCTGAAATGCTAAAAAAACAGGAAGAATTAAATGCCTGAAACGAATGAAGCGTCAGAATTATCTGATTGTTACGTCGCAGAAGAAGAACGGGTTTTAGACCCTTCTTTAGTAGATGTTAGTGTCATTGAACGTCTTCCACAACCTACGGGATGGCGTATTCTAATTGCTCCTTTTAAACCTGCTCAAAAAAGTGCGGGCGGTATTCTTTTAAGCCAAAAAACGCTAGAAGAAGACGTTGTTCAAACTCAAGTAGGCTACGTGCTCAAAATGGGTCCGTCTGCTTATTTGGATAAAAAACGATATCCGACCGGAGCGTGGTGCAAAGAACGCGAATGGGTGATTTTTGCCCGTTATGCGGGTTCCCGGTTTCGTTTAAATGGCGAAAAAAAGTCAGCGTTTGGCAGCGAAATACGCATATTAAACGATGACGAGATACTAGGAACTATTTTGGACCCTAATGACATACATTTTAACTAAGGAGCGGTTTTATGGCAGAGGTAACCCCTAAACACCAAGCCGACGACGGCCAAATCGATTTGGAATTCACGGAAGAGGCGCAAGACGTTATAATAGAAGAAGAGGAAGGAACCACTTCTTCGGAGCAAGAGGTTGTTCTAGAAACCGAAGACGAGCGCGAAACGTATAGTAAAGGCGTACAAAAACGCATTAATCAACTAACTAAACGAGCGAAAGACGCTGAAAGAGAAAGAGAAGAAGCTGTTCGTTTTGCTCAAACTGTTCAAACGGAGAACAGTTCGGTTAAGCAAAGGCTTCACAATTTAGATAAAAGTTACATTGACGAATATGGTAACCGGGTAACTTCTGAAGCAGAAAGAGCGAAAGAAGATTTAAAAACAGCCATAGAAACTGGCGACACAGATCGTCAACTTAACGCCCAAGAAAAGATTTCGCAACTTGCGGTAGCAAAAGATCGCCATGCCCAAGCTAGGGCGCAACGAGAAACTCAAGCGGCCCAGTTTCAACAAGAGCTACAGCAACAGCCTGTTTATCAACCGCAGCAAGCTCCGCAACAACAAAGACCGGACCCTAAAGCAGAGGATTGGGCGGAAAACAATAGTTGGTTTGGTCAAGATTCTGCTATGACCTTTGCTGCTTTCGGTGTTCATAAAGAACTGATAGAAGAAAAAGGTATGGACGGAACCAGCGATGAATACTATGATGCATTAGATTCGAGGATGAGGACGGAGTTTCCCCATAAATTGGGAGAAGAAGCACCGCCCGCATCCCGCCGCACTTCGCAGACAGTTGCGGGTGTATCTCGTCCTAGTAAAGGACGCGGCAAACAGGTTCGACTCTCCCCGAGCCAAGTAACAATTGCCAAAAGACTGGGAGTGCCACTTGAAGAATACGCTAAATACGTGAAGGAGTGAAAATGACAGATTCTACAGATAACGAAATGGAAGCTATCAAGAAAACTTCTCGCGCTAAGTCATCTAGAGCACAATCGGCTAGGCGTAAGCCGTGGGCTCCCCCGTCTAAGTTAGACGCTCCTGACCCGCCGCCGGGATTTAAACATCGCTGGATACGTGCAGAAACTCGTGGATTCCAAGATACGAGTAACATCACTGGACGTTTAAGAGAGGGCTACGAGTTAGTTCGCCGCGATGAATATCCGGATTTTGAAGCTCCAACTATGGAGTCGGGTAAATACGAAGGAGTGTTTGGAGTTGGCGGATTGCTTCTGGCTAGGATTCCAGAAGAAACAGTTGCAGAAAGAAACGCGTATTTTGCTTCAAAACACGCAGATCAAGTAGAAGCTGTTGAAACGGACATCCTACGTGAGAATGCACATTCCACGATGCGGATTGACAAACCAGAACGTCAATCGCGTGTTACTTTTGGTGGTCCTCGTAAGTAAAGTTTTTTAAGGAGACTTTAAAAAATGGCAAATCAAGAAACTGCTTACGGTCTACGTCCTATTGGACTAGTAGGGAGTGCTACAAATTCTAACGGTTTAACGAAGTATGAAATTGCTTCGGATAATTCCGATCCTATCTATCAATTCAGTTTGGTTGTTCCGCTTGCTGCGGGCGTAATTGCCCACGCTGGTGACACGGCTGGCGGCACTACCGCTGCGCTGGGTGTTTTGGTAGGTGTAGAGTATGTAGACTCTGGTACTAAAAAGACCGTATTTAAAAACTATTGGCCCGGATCTAACAGCGCAAGCATTGACACGAATTTTCCTGTCAAAGCTCTCGTTGCAGATAATCCGATGCAAACTTTCCAAGTTGCAAGCGATGCGTCTCTGACTAATCGCGCCACAGCACTAGCGGCTGTGTTTGCTAACGCAAGCCTGGGAACGTCTGCACGGACGGGTTCTACTGACACGGGTCGATCTAATTCAGCGTTGGGTGTTTCTACCATAGCAACTACGGCAACTCTTCCGCTTAAAGTCATGGGTATCGTCGATGACGACGCCAACAGTGATTTTTCTGCGGCAGGTATTCCGTTGATTGTGAGGATAAATTCACATTACAACTCGCCGAATGCAAGATTCGATTCACAAACCACTGCCACGACAACTGGCATTTAAGTCTAGGAGTTAATCATGCCTATTACTCGCGCACAATTGGCGAAAGAGCTTGAACCCGGCTTAAATGCTTTGTTCGGGCTGGAATATGATCGTTATGAGCAAGAGCATTCTGAAATCTTCGACGAAGAGTCTTCGGACAGAGCGTTTGAAGAAGAGGTTATGCTTTCCGGTTTTGGAACTGCCCCTGTGAAAGCAGAAGGCAGTGCGATATCGTTCGACGACGCGCAGGAGACCTTTACTGCACGTTATACGCACGAGACAATCGCGCTTGCTTTCTCAATAACTGAGGAAGCTATTGAAGATAATTTGTACGACCGCCTAGCTGCACGCTATACACGTGCTCTGGCTCGTTCAATGTCTCAAACCAAGCAAATCCGGGCTGCGACGGTCTTGAACAACGCGTTTAGCACAGGTTCACCAATAGGTGACGGTGCGGCTCTTTGTTCTGCTTCTCATCCCTCTATATCGGGCAACCAACGTAATCAACTAAGCACTGCTTCGGATCTCAACGAGACTTCGCTAGAGCAAATGCTAATTGATATTGCTGGTATGACTGATGAAAGAGGACTAAAGATTGCTGTCAGGGGAACTAAGTTAATAATTCCCAAAGAACTGCAATTTATAGCAGAAAGAGTTTTGAACTCTAACCTGCGTCCTGGAACTGCGGATAATGACATTAACGCTAGTAAAGCTATGGGAATGCTACCTGACGGTGCAGTAGTCAATCACTTCCTTACGGATACTGATGCCTTCTTCATCAAGACGGATGCGCCTAACGGCTTTAAATTGTTCCAAAGAACTCCCATCAAAACAGCGATGGAAGGGGACTTTGACACTGGTAACATGCGGTTTAAGGCTCGCGAAAGATATTCTTTCGGTGTGTCTGACTGGCGTGCGGTGTTTGGAACTGCAGGAGCATAAAACAAACTTTTGTTTGTTAATTGTAGAGAGAAAGGGCGCACGTCGCCCTTTCTTTTTGCCTGTTAAATAGGTATTCTTCATTGATCCTGACAGGGGCATACCGCGCCTGACACTAGCCACGACAGGAGATAATCATGGCGAACACAACCTTTAACGGCGCAGTCCGTTCAGAAAATGGTTTTAAGACCATTGATAAAAATTCAACAACAGGTGCCGTTACAGACGGTCTGGTAATCAACGCAGATGGTAATATCTATACTGATGATGGTGGGCATATTCAATATGCAGCAGCAACAGGGTATGGACCAGCTGATTCTATCGTAGGTAAAGGCGGGAGCCAATACGGCACAGTAGACCCATTTACTTCGGGGCTTACTCAATTATTTCCATTAGGCAGTAGATTGCTTTACGGTAATACTGTTTATGCTTATGGTAGACTAGCCGCAGTCGCTGTAACAGCGGGTAAATGTGTAACTCACGCTGCATCAATCGCACATCACTTCGACTTGACACCTACGGCTGGTGTAGCTGCTGGTGAAACTGCAATATCGGTTGAAACCGCTGGTACTGACATAACGCTTAATCAATACGCGGGTGGGTACCTGTATGTAAACGACGCTGCTGGCGAAGGCCAAATGCTTCGGATAGAGTCTAACCCAGCACACGATCACTCAGCAGACCCTTCAATCGTGATTACTTGTTACGATGATTTGGCAACAGCAATAACTACAAGCTCAAGAATAACTTTAATTCCTGATCCTCGCAGTGCTCAAATTGTTCAAGCCGCGACAACTACAGGTGCTACACTAGGTGTAACAGTTGTTGATATGGCAGCTAGTGCTTACGGTTGGTTTTCTGTTTCAGGCCCAGCTACAATATTAACTTCAGGAACTCTGGTTGTAGGTAACCACGCAGTACCACTAGGTGCTGCAGGTGCTGTTGGCCCAGCCGCAGGAGATGTTATACAAGTCATTGGTACGGTAATGATTGTAAACGTAACTACTGATTATTCGTTAATCAACCTTACGGGTATTATCTAATGTCTGGGTCTGACGTAAAACCGGTTACTATTACTGCAGACACAGTAGCCTTGGATGCCGATGGAATATCCGTAGCAGCGTCAGTTGGTAATAACGCAGCACTTACAATAGGTGGTGCGTTAGCTTCTGGCGGTTCTGTCACACTTAGTCACGGGAGGATAGTAACTATCCTCTCTGCTGGGGATGATTCTGCTAAATCTTTTACCGTCACAGGTACTGATGTTAATGGTGATTCTCAAACTGAATCAATCACAGGGGCTAATGCTGGCACAGCTACTGGGTCCAAATATTTTCTAACAATATCTGGTATTTCAGCAGTAGGTAATCCTGCGGGTAATGTCTCCGCGGGGGTTAACGCTTCTGCTGCGGATGTCATTTTTGCGGGTAGGGCTAGGTTAAAAGGATCTTTCTTAACGAGTACGGCAACTGCTGGAAATGTAGATTTTTTGACTACGTCCCCTAGCGGAACTAGTTTAATGAAGATTAGTTCGGTTAGTGATGCCGATGCGACAAGGGATGTAGTTATTCCAGAAGATGGGGTGTTGTTTACAGCGGGTATTTACATTGAATACACCGTGTCCACTTTTCTGACGATGACAGCGTTCCACGCGTAACAACTTATAACGGAGTACTTATGTCAGGTTCTAGGGTAAATTTAGGTAACGGGGGCGGCAAAAAAAAGTCTAAAGGCGGTTCCGTAATGAAAAAGTCTAAAGGCGGGTCTTTGATGAAAAAGTCTAAAGGCGGTTCCGTAATGAAAATGTCAAAGAAGAAGCCTATTGATTCTTAGTGGCGTATTTACTTAGCAACACTCCACATTTTAAATGTTGGGTGAGACGAGAATTTACGCACAACCATGAAAAGTATCATGGGGAGTTTTTGCATTGTTTGGTAATAGCCGTAAACACAGTACCTGACCGTTCTTTAAGTTTTCAGGTTGTTTTTACAGGGTGTGAGTCGGATTGCGAGGATAATGATGAAGGCAACATTCACGGTGGCGCTATGTGGGCTAGAATGCCTATCCAGGGTTTAGTTTGTGACATGCCTATGGAGGATTACCCGGAACCTATGGAAGACCATGTGGCTCAACCGTGGGACTGTGAATCTCGTAACCATTCCGTAGTTGTGCTGGATCGCGTAAGTTCTTCGCCGTGGGTTTCAAAGATTGATGGTGAATTTTATACGTCTAAGTATCTTTTTACGGTAGATTACACTGAATCAAACATTGCGGACGACTCGGCGCAGCACAAACAATCGCATGTATTGTGCATTACGGAGGAAGGCAAGTGGAAAGGAAATATAGTGGCATTACCTAACAATAGAGTTCGAGCGACTAGCCCGGCTTTGTGGGTGACTGGTGAAGGAGCCCCTGATTTTAAGCCGTCTCAATGGACTCATTCAGCGGAAGGACATCAAAGTTATTTAGATCCTTCTGTAACTTTTAACAATTTGTATGAAGAATAATGGCAACTTCAGGATCTAAAGATTTTGAACTAGATGTGGCTGAATACATTGAAGAAGCTTTTGAAAGGTGTGGGTTAGAAGTACGCACCGGTTATGACTTGAAGTCGGCAAAGCGTTCTTTAAATCTTTTGTTTGCCGATTGGTCAAACAGGGGGTTAAACCAGTGGACGATTGAACAAACTTCGGTGTCGTTAGCTGATGGAATTACGGATTATCCAGGCGGCACCCTTTCTATGACCGTAGGGGCTTCCACTAGTTTTTCAATCGCAGAAACCATTACAGGCGGAACTAGCGGAGCTACGGCTAGTATTACCAGCAAACCTTCAAGCACTTCCTTTGCTATTACGGTCCCCACGGGTACTTTCAGTAACGGAGAAACCATTACAGGCGGAACTAGCGAAGCCACTACCACTTTGTCTGCTGCCTTAGATTTATCAGATGTACAAAGTACAATAGATATTTTGTCCGCGGTAGTTACCCGAAGCGGCACAGACTTTGAAATACAACGACTAAGTCGCTCGGGTTATTTAACTATTCCCAATAAATCTCAAACAGGTCGTCCTAATCAGTTTTTTTTAAATAGGCAAATAACGCCTATTTTACAAATATGGCCCGCTCCTGAGAATAACACGGACGTTGTTACGTTTAACCGATTGACGCGTATTATGGACGCTGACGGGTATACCAATACGATGGAAGTTCCTTTTCGGTTTTACCCCTGTTTGACTGCGGGTTTAGCGTATTATATTTCTATGAAGAGAAATCCTCAATTAATGGGTGCGTTAAAAACAATTTATGAAGAAGAAATGCAACGTGCAATGGACGAAGACCGGGACCGAGCGTCTCTTCGCATTACTCCGTCTTTGACGAGTTATAGGTCTTAGTTGTGGCGTATGCAACTGGGAAAAACGCTTACGGTATATCGGACCGGTCTGGGGTTAGGTATAAATTAAACCGGATGCAAAAAGAATGGACCGGTTCTTTGGTCGGTTTTGATGAATATGAACCAAAGCAACCTCAACTGTACCCCACGCCACGGGCGGCAGATCCTCAAGCATTGAGGAATGCCAGACCAGATCGAAAAGAGCCGTTTTTTGTTTTTGTAGGCGTTCCCGTAGTGGAAATAAACCCGTTTGTTGCTGTTAGAGCAACCGGCCAAGTAGGAAATGTCACGGTGAGTACAGCATGAGTTTTACCCTAGCCACGTTAAAAACAGCCGTCAAAGACTACTGCGAAACGTCAGAAACTACGTTTGATTCTCAATTAGACACTTTTATAAAAGAGTCGGAAGAGCGAATTCTAAAAAATATTGAACTTCCTGTTTTTAGAAAAAACGTTACCGGAACAGCAGATGCGGATAACAGTTACTTACAAACTCCATCTGACTTTTTAGCGCCTTATAGTCTGGCGGTTATTAATAGTAGCCAATATGAATACCTTCTTTTTAAACATGTGTCGTTTATACGTTCATACACCCCCAACTCGTCTACGACTGGGGCTCCTAAGTATTATGGGTTGTTCGATGACGCTACTTTTATTTTAGCGCCTACCCCGGATAGTGGTTATACGTTTGAACTTCATTATAAATACAGACCCGCCTCGTTAACAGCGGGAGCGGATAGCGCCACAACGTGGTTGTCGGATAATGCCCCCGATGCTTTGTTGTACGGAACTTTAGTAGAATCGGCTACTTTTTTAAAAGCTCCAGAAGAAATTGCTCAATACGAGCAAAGGTTCGGACAAGCCATAGCTGCTTTAAAAGATTTGGGAGAGGGTTACGGAGCAAAAGATGAGTATAGATACGATATTTCGAAGGGTAGGTGATGTTTAATGCAGCCGTTGAATCAACCGTAGGCGATGTTGTTGTAAAAACAACAGATCATAGGGGGTTGTCTCCAGAAGAATTGGCGCAACGAGCTACTGATCAGATCGTTACAGTGTCTTCTGAAGCGGAACCTATAGTTCGACAACAAGCTGAAGCATTTAAAAGTCGCATTTATCATGTGGTTTTAGGTATTATTAAACAAGCAATTAAAAGCGACAGGACTACACTGTGTAACGAATTTACACAACAAGGTCATTCAGACGTTGCTAATATTTTAAGGAGGCTATAATGGCTATTACAACTGCACTATGCACTAGTTTTAAAGTAGAGATTTTAAAAGGGGTCCATAATTTTACGGCTGATGATGACCAATTCAAACTTGCTTTGTACACTAGTAGCGCAACTCTAGCCGCATCGACCACAGCTTACACCTCATCTAACGAAGCAAGCGGTACGAATTATACTGCGAAAGGAGCTTTTTTAACTTCGGTAACTCCTGTTGCTTCGGGAACTACCGCACTCGTAGATTTTAGCGATTTAACATTTTCAAATGTCACAATCACCGCAAGAGGGGCATTAATCTTTAATGAGGTTGCCAGCGGCGACCCTTCGGTTTGCGCGTTAGATTTCGGTGGGGACAAGACTAGTACCGCCGGTGACTTTACGGTCCAGTTCCCTACAGCAGATGCGTCTAATGCAATCATACGAATCGCGTAGGCATAACGTGTGGCAATCATTAATGGATGGGGCAGAGGCACTTGGGGCCAACTTGAATGGGGTGAAGGCGACCTTCCTGTCACAGTTACAGGCGTTGCAGGGACATCCGCGATTGGTACGGTTACTGTCGATGCAGAAGCCGATGTCGATGTCACAGGCGTGGCAGGAACATCAGCGGTCGGATCGGTTACCGTTGTCGCAGAAGCTAATGTCACGCTCACAGGCGTGGTTGGAACAAGTGCGCTTGGTAGCATCTCGCTGGTCACAAACAACTACATCGATGTCACAGGC